CCGCTGGGTTATGCCGGTTCGATCGAAAACGTCCATCATCTCTTTCCAGCTCCTTTTCCTGCTTAGTGGCGTATCGAGGACCATCGCCCCTGGCCTGGAGAGCTGTTGAGCAACCTCGGCGTTGTGCGCCTGCGCCATGAACTGGTCTACTTCGTCCTGGGTCATGGGCACTAGCGGCTTAGGCTTTTTCAGAGGCTTGGGGCCGTCTGATTTCTTCGAGAGCCCAAGGAACTGCATGACTTCGCTCCATACGCTTTCCGGGTCAGCCATCGTAGGCTACTCTAGCCCTCATGGATGAAAAAGTGAAGCGACTGGAGCATCGTGAGCGTCAGGCTCTTACTGGGGATGCGATGGTTGGTCCTGCTGTGACGTATGGGGCGCAGATTATGAGTCCCATCGTCACCAACCGTCCTGCGATTGATTCGATGCTAGGCGACATGGCTTTCTCCTGTCAGCGATTTTTAGAGATGATGCGAAAAAAGCTCATGGACGGGCAGATACCGGACCGCCAGGAGCGAAAGGACTTTAGAGAAACATGCGAAACAGTATTGAGGCAAGCGAAGACCGAGATCGAATTGGAGAAGCACGCGGACTCACGGCAGGGGAGGATGAAGCCGGAGCAGTTGTACGAGATCATACAAACGGCACTATCGCAGGCGAGAGTCGATCAAACCGTAATCGACACAGTTCACGAAGCTCTCGGCCTGTCCCCAGCGACGTTAGAATTTCAACACCAAACATCGGCGTTCGGCTAGGCAATGCAGATGACCTCGACTTCCTCTTCAGACGCCTACTGAATGAGATTCGACAGATACAGCCGTGGCGCAACATGCCCCGGAGCCTCTTCTATCCCTACGTCCACCGCAGACTCGAACACACCCTCACCCGCGCAATCGTTCGCGTGGCCTACCCGGAAGCCTTTGAGCAGGACGGCAAGGTGTTCAGCGGCAATACGAGCCATATCATAGGGTTCATCGTCGCAGAGCCATCCAAGGACCCCGCCGTTGGGCTCATCATGCACTACGTTTACACCCGAAGGGACTACTCTAAGACGGGCGGGCGGATTGAGGCAGACTACAGAAAGCAGGGAATAGCCCGCAAACTGGTCGAAGGCATGAAGGAGGATTACAAGATGGATCACGTCACCTTCACCCTTTGGGGTCAAGAGTTGCGTGACCGAGAGTTCTCCTCTCGCCTCTTTGACGACTGGGAGCCCCTTTGCACATACAACCCGGAGCTATTCAACACGCTTTTGCCGCTACATTGGGAGCAAGGGGTCGTTCAAACGCTGAATGAGGGCGCTCAGAAGGCCATCAACAAGTCCAGGGCTCGTGTGCCGGGTCAGTTCTAGTGGGTAACGACGTAAGCAGGGCCGTTGCCGAGGCCGTCAGACGCAAAGAGCAGGAGATACGCTGGAGGCCACGCGAGTTCCTGTTTGAAAAGCAGCTCGAAGTGTTCGACTGCCGGGACCCCTACGTGTGCAAGCGTGTCGGGCGACGAGGCGGGAAGTCCTACGAGGCCGCAGCCGACCTAGTGGACGCTGGCTTTGCCTGGCCGGGTTCTACCCCGCTCTACGTCACTACTACGCGCCAGGACGCCAGGGACATCATGGACCCGGCCTTTGCTCTCATCGACAAGAAATTCGGTCTAGGACTCAAGCAAAACAAGGCCACCGGGGACATCACTCTCCCCAACGACTCCCGCATTATGATGCGCGGCGCTGCCACGCTCCGAGAAATCAACAAACTCCGTGGCCCAGCCTACCCGGTCGTGAAGATAGACGAGGTTCAGAACTTCGGCCCTGACCTTCACTATCTCATCGACGAGGTTCTTGAGCCTGCCACCGCGCAGTTTCATAAGGGCAAGAAGCCTGCGTCCATCGCCGTGTCTGGCACGCCACCTCCTGCGCAATACGGCCCTTTTTGGGACATTGACCAGGGCAAGTTTGCCGAATCGTGGACCCATTTCCATTGGACCTTCCTAGATAACCCGACGATACCAGCGCCAGAGGAGTTTTTAGCCCGTGTCCTGAAACGCCGAGGCTGGACAGAGGACCATCCGGGCTACCAGCGCGAGTACCTGGGCCTATGGGTGCGCGACGACCAGGCAAGGGCGTTCGATTTCGACCCGCAGCGTGACGCGGTGGACACCTTTGACACCAGCCATGCGCTTGACTGGAACTACGTCATGGGCATCGACATTGGATACAACGACCCGTGCGCCTACGTGGTCATCGCCCAGGCACGCTCTTTGGGGCAGGCATATGTGATCGATTCGTTCGAGCAGAGCGAGATGGGTTCGATGGAGGCGCTGGTTGAGGCTGAACGCTTCTGCGAGAAGTACCCCATCAGCCGGATTGCGATCGACGCGGGCGGTGGCGGCGCAAAGATGATTCAAAAAGACTGGGAAAAGCTAACTCGCCTCCCGGTTGAGGCCGCCAAAAAGACGCACAAGGCGAGCCAGGTAAGCACTATCAACGGTGACTTCCGGGCCGGGAAGCTCAAGATCGCACGCGATAACAACCTGAAGCTCATCAACGACCTCATGGTGCTCGAATGGGACGGCAAGAAGAAGGAAAATAACAAGTTCGTCTACCCACGCGGAGCCCCTGACCATCTTCCCGACGCCCTCCAGTACGCCTACAACCTCTGCTTTCACCACACGCACGACTTCCAATACGACAACTCAGTTAAGTTTGGGTCGCCGGAATACTGGCAGCGCGAAGATGACGAGATGGAGAAGGGCCAGGTCGAGAACGTGGGGAGCGACGACTCAGACCCCTGGAAGCATCTCGAAGAGTCCTACATGGAGATTATGTAGCTCACTTGCCAAAATAGCCCTTCTGGGCACATACTCGCCCCAATGGCTGAAGGACCGGGACTCGGATACACTACGACCCCCTCTACCCCCAGGGACACGTTCTGGTGGCGTCATGGCGCTGCTGACAAAGAACCCATACTTGAAGCCCTGACGGCAGACTTCAAGGCCCTCACGGACGACAATCAGCGCGTACAGGCATATGACACTTATGCCTCGCTCTATTCCAACCGGCGTGTCGATTCGGGAGCGCCGCTCCTTCAGGGCTACGACGCTCGCTGGGCGATGGACAAGGGGCAGTATACGCGGGTCCCCTACAACCTGATGAAGCAGGTCATCGATGAGGCGTCGGCGCGCATCATCAAGAGCCATCCAAGGGCGAAGTTCATTACGGACGGTGGGGACCAGGAGTTGCAGCGGCAGGCGAAGCTGATGCAGCGGTGGAACGACGCGCAGGTTTACCAGCATTACCAGAGCGAGAAGTTCGAGCAGGTTATCAAAGACGCCTGTATTTACGGCCTTGGTGCTCTCAAGATTTGTGCTGCGTACAAAGAGGACCGTTTAGAGGCCAACCGTGTCCATCCCGGCAACGTCTTCGTGGACCTTCAGGAGACGATTCACGACAAGCCGACCCGGATTCACCACCGAAGATTCGTTGCCAAGAACGCCCTGATGACCTTCTTCCAGGACTTTACGGAGAAGATTGAAGCCTCGGGCACGATGAGCGGAAACGATGACAGCTCCGGCCTCTATTCCAGCTTCTCTCTTGGGATGCAGGACATGGTGGAGCTTGTAGAGAGCTGGCATTTGCCCAGCTTTGAGGGTGCGCCTGACGGTAGAAGGTATTTGTGGATCAACGGGGCCATTCTCCAGTCCTCGGCATACAAGCGGCGCTCCTTCCCATTTGCCTTCTTCAACTGGAAGAGTGACCCGAGCAACACCTTCTATGGCGTGGGGCTTGGCGAGGACCTTCTTGGTGTTCACATCGACGCCAACGTAACGCTCAACAGGGTGAACACGGCCATTGAGTTATCGGCGGTTCCGAAGTGGATCTATCGGGAGGGCTCCATCCAGTCCGCGCACCTCTCCAATCTCCCAGGACTTCAAGTCCCGTTCACCGGAGATGTGAAGCCAGAGTTTGTCCTTGGGGCATCCGTTCCTCCAGACCTCCTCAACTACGTGCGAGAGCACGAAGCCAGGGCGTACAAGATTGCGGGTATGACTTCTGCGCAAGCGTTTGGGGAAGGGATGCCCTCTGGCCTTGAAACAGGTCGGGCGGTTGAAAACTACTTCAACGTGGAGAGCGTGCCCTTTGCGCATCAGCTTCGGAAGTTTGAATACTTCGCGGAGGACGTGGCCAACTGCAATGTTGCTACGGGCCGTGAAATCTACGACCGCAACAACAAGTGGAAGGTCGTAGTTCCTGGCGAGAAGAACACGATTGAGGTTCTGAAGTGGAAAGAGGTTGCGATTGAGCCGCGAGACGACTCTTACGTAATCCGCTCTGCGCCGACCTCGATGCTTTCAGAGTTGCCGTCTGCGCGCTTGGGCGAGATAGAGCGACTGGCTGCGATACTTCCCTCCCTCCAGGGCGACGAGGAGCGGCTTATTGAGCTCCTTGGGATGGAGGACTTGGAAGCCTTCAGGGACTTGTTCGGCGCGCAACGCGAGAACGGGCAGAGCATGATTACGAACGCTCTACGGCATGGCAAGTTCACGCCACCGTCTCCGTTTATGAATCTCGGCACCTTCATCATCGACTGCGAAGAGGCGGAGCAGCGTGCGTCACGCATGGGCGTAAACGAGCAAAACCTAAGTGTACTTCGCCGGATGGCGATGGTTGCGAATGCGAAGCGACAGCAGCAACAGGTAGCACGGGAAATGCAGAGCTTGGGGGCGATAACCCCGGCAGCCGTGCCCACTGATGGAAGCGGCCAGCAAGCGAACGAAGTACAAGGACAAGCGATATGACTGATCAAGCGACAGTAGAAGCAACGCCGCCACCGGCACCAATCAGCGCAGACAACGTAGTGAGCACCCAGGAAGCGCCTCCCGCTCCTGACTCCACGATTCTACGCACCAGGCTCAACGCTCTCCTTCAAGAGCCGGAGCCTGTGAGCGACCTCCAGAAGCTACAGGAGCAAGTCAGCCAGTTCCAACGCGGTCAGGCACCGCAAGCGCCTGCTCCGAAGAAGGACGAGACGATGGAGGCTGAGATGCGCGAGTTACGCGATCAACAGTCGGAGTTGCGCACAGAGCTTCAGAACCGCATCGACCAACAAGAGATGACGGAAGCTGGCAAAGAAGTTTCTCAGTGGGTGACGAGCAACGCGGAGCATTTTCCGTTGATCAACGAAGCGGGCTACCAGGGTGTAGTCATGCAGAAGATTCTGAACACTAAGGACCAGACGGGGCGCATCATTGATGCGTCTGAAGCTGGCAAGTTAGTAGAAGATGAGCTTTCCGCGTTAGTGACGCGATGTGCTCTCAAGATGGGTTACGTCAAGCGAGACGAAGAGACTGCCAAACGCGAAGAGGCACAGATCAGTGCAACCACAGGCGGGATGAACATTAGTGTTCCTCCAGATTGGGACAACATGTCCGACGACGAGCAGATGAATTATCTGGTCCGCCAAGTAGAAGGGTAAAAACAAATGGCAGGTGTAGCGTACGACATTCTAGGTGCCGCAGAACCTCTGATGAAGCGGTACTACAGTGATCGTCGCGTGTACTCAATGGCCTACCGACGGCGACCTCTTCTTGGAATGATTTCCAAGAAAACAGGGGTCGTGGGCGGCTCCCCTCTGGGGAACGCAAAGGGCGGCTATCAAGTACCGTTGACGCTCGACGACATCGCAGGTGAGTCTGCTCGCTTTCCGCAAGCAGCTCTCGCACGCGATGGCAACACAAACATCGTTTGGGACATGAACCGTGTCAAACGATATGCAACATACACAATCGACGGCGAGACTGTCGATGCAATGACTGGTGTGGGTTCGTTCATGGATGCTTCTCGTCCACTGATGAACTCGGCCATCAACCAAGTGTCGAACTCTCTTGCGTACATGGCGTATCACGATGCGACGGGTATGCGCGGGAAGATTTCGGGCAAAGCGACCAATGTCCTCACTCTGGATGCGGCGACGAGCTATCTGGCTCGTACTCTCAGCCTGAAGAGGATGCTTGTGTCATCGACCGATCTTAGCGGCAGCGCGGCACCCGATGGGGAAAGCACTGGCTCGAAGATCACGGCAATCAATCTGAATCCAGGTGGTCAGGCAACTGTAACGGTTGCATCGGGCACCAACTTT